ACCTCGCCGCCTACCATTGCGTTTAGCACGGGCGCTGCGATTGCTACGGCTGTGGCTACCACCGATCTTAGCGTGGATGTCAGCACCTTCTCTGGCCGCGTATGGGTGGCGCAGGGGCGTACCGTGTATTACTCGGCGGCTGGCAGCTACAACGACTTTGTGAGCGTGAGCGCCGGCAACATCAATTTGCAAGACGAAACGCTGCACAACAACATCACGGCCATGCTGTCGGCCAACAACTTCCTGTACGTGTTTGGCGACAACAGCATCAATGTGTTTTCGGATGTTCGTGTACAAACAACCGGCACCACGATCTTCACCAACACCAACGTCACGGCGTCGGTAGGCACTAAGCGCATTGGCGCAATCTTTCCGTATTTCCGGTCAGTGTTGTTCCTTAACGACTACGGCATTTACGCGCTGGTGGGCAGCACCACCACCAAGCTAAGCAACGAGCTTGATGCGGTGTTTCCGCTGATTGACTTTACGCAGCCGGTGACGGGCGGCCAGGTGCTGGTTAACAACATTTTGTGCGCCGCTTGGTCATTTACATACAACGATCCGTTGACCAGCCCGCGGCAGATACAGGCAGTGTTTTTTGACAAGAGGTGGTTTTTTACGTCACAGGGCGCGCTAAATTACGTGACCAGCGTAACGGCAGGCGGTGTTATCAGCTTGTACGGCACAAGCAGCACGGCGCTGTATAAGCTGTACAACAGCAGCACGGTGGGCGCTAACGTCATTGTGCGCAGCGCGCTGTGGCCGATGAATGACCCGATTAGGGACAAGCAGGCGCTCAAAGCGGCCATAGAGGTCACAACGAGTACCGTTGGCACTTTCTCAGCCACAATTGACAGTGAGGTTAAATCTAATTCGGTTGCGCTGAATGTCGGTTACCTTAGCTGGGTCAACAGCGCCGGAACCACGATAACGTGGACAAACAACAGCAGCACGGTTATAAATTGGTACAACCCTGGCTATCTGCTGTACAAGGCGGATGCTCAGCAGTATGGCAAGTACCTAGGTTTGACCATTACGGCGTCCGATGCCTTGTTTACGTTGAACACTCTTGAGCTTGAATATGAACTGAGAGCGAGGTTCTAATGGCACTTCCTGTTACAATCCCCAACACGTTTGCCGGTGCCACATCGGCTATACCGCTGTCGCAGTTGGACAACAACTTTACGACCGTGGTGAACGGAATCAACGGAATTGGCAATGGCACCAACAGCCTAGCCAACGTGTCCATTACGGGCGGCAACATTACAACCCTTACAACCGCGCTGTCTGTGCCTAATGGCGGCACTAATTTAACCACCATTACGACTAACAATGTTATTTTGGGCAATGGCACAGGAACTGTTCAAGTTGTAGCGCCCGGCACAAACGGCAACGTGTTGACTAGCAATGGCACAACTTGGTTAAGTATTGCGGCTTCTTCCGGCGCTTCTGCTAACGTCCAGACATTCACGGCTTCCGGCACATGGACCAAGCCTAGCGGCGCTACTTTTGTGTGCGTGGAAGTTTGGGGTGGCGGAGGTGGTGGCGCAAGTGGTGCCCGTCAGCCTGCTGGCAACAACATTAGCGGGGGTGGTGGCGGGGGTGGTGGCGCATATGTTTTTCGGCACTTTTTAGCAAGTGAACTAACATCAACCGTGACTGTAACAATTGGCGCTGGCGGGACTGGCGGAGCGGCTGTTACTACAAATAGCACTAATGGAAATAATGGTGTAAATGGAGGAAGCTCTACATTCGGTTCTTATTTAATTAGTTACGGTGGTTCTTTTGGTAATCAGGGCTTTAACAATTTTTCTGCGAGTGGCGGGCAGGGCGGCGGCGTGTTTTCATCAGGCGAGCCTTTAACCGCCGCAGGTACTAATGGGCACTTTGGCGGGGGGCTCATCCAAACTTCTAATGTTGGACTTTCCAGTAGTTTTGGTGGTGGCGGAGGTGGTGCATCTACAAGCACAGGGGATGGGAAATTAGGCGGTAATTCGTATCAAGGCGCAGGCGCAGGTGGCGGCGGCGGCTCTATTAGTTCTACTTCCATTACATATGCTGGCGGCGCTGGTGGTTTTTCAGGCAGCGGAACAGGCGGCACAGCAGGGGCTGCTGGTGTAGCTGGCGGCGCGGGTGCGGCGGGAATTGGTTCTGGCGGGCAGGGCGGCGGCGGCGGTGGTTCTACAATTATAGCTGCGGGTTTAGCTGGCGGCGCTGGTGGGCAAAACGGTGGCGGTGGCGGTGGAGGTAGCTCTTCACTTAATGGTTTTAATTCTGGCGCTGGCGGCAAAGGTGGCGACGGCACCATCCGCGTGTATAGCTGGTAAGGAGGCGCACCCATGAGATATGCAATCATTGAAAACGGCAAGGTAGCCAACATTGCGGTGGCTAATTTTCCGATTGAACCCAATTGGGTATTGGACAATGGCGCGAACATTGGCGACTTGTACCAAGATGGGCAATTCCTGCCGGCGCCGCCCGACACTGAAGCGGAAGCGCAGGCTGCACGGCTAAAGCGAAACGCTTTGTTGGCCGCGAGCGACTGGACGCAACTTGCTGATGCGCCCGTGGACAATCTTGCTTGGGCTGTTTACCGCCAAGAATTGCGGGATGTACCCAATCAGCCGGGCTTTCCTGTAACCATCATTTGGCCCACACAGCCAGCGGGATAACATGGACCAGAACCTCTACAACATAGCCATAGCGGCAACAGGAGCGGCCATTGGCTGGGTTGTAAAGGTTATCTGGGATGCCGTGCGGGCGCTTGAGCAGGACATTCGGGACATGGAACGTGATCTGCACGTCAATTATGTCTCCAAGGACGACTATCGCCAAAACATCCTTGAGATAAAGGATATGGTGAAGCAGATATTTGATAAGCTAGACCGTAAAGCAGACAAATAGGAGAACGACATGAACAACGACATTTGGCTTGGCCTTTTTCGTCATTTTCTTACTTGGGGCGGGGGCATTTTTGTTGCTAAGGGCTACTTTGACGCTGACACTCTCAATACTGCCATTGGCGCTACTACCGCCCTAGCGGGCGTGGCATTGTCTATTGCAGACAAGAAGGGTCGGTAAATGGGCGTCCAGGCTTTTACCAAGCTGGGTAACACGGTTGTGTTTACTGCTGCTGCCACGGCACCTACGCCCGTGCAGGCGGCGAGTACCACGCTTGGTGGAAACCAGTATCGCATCATCAACAGCGGCAACGTGGTGGTGTTTTTGGGCTATGGCGTTGCCAGCACGGATGCGGCTAATACCGCGGTGGTGGTATCGGCTTCTCAGCCAGCTTTGCCGCTTTTGCCGGGCACTGACGAGATTTTGACGTTTGTGCCCAACGCCTATTTTACGGGAATCACGAGTACCGGCACTGCGGCGGTGTATGTAACCCCTGGGGACGGGATGTGATGTATGCTCAAAACGGTAGCCATTACCAGCGGCGGTACGAACGGCACGGTTACTAACGTAGCCACGGGGACTGGCTTAACGGGCGGTCCTATCACCAGCACGGGCACGATTAGCCTGGCAAACACGGCTGTCACCGCTGGTTCTTATGGTAATGCCACTACCGTTGGCTCTTTTACCGTTGATTCGCAGGGGCGTATTACCGCAGCGAGCAATGTGACCATTTCTGGTGGTTCTAGCGGCACGGTTACTAGCATTACGGCTGGTTCTGGTTTGAGTGGTGGCACAATTACCACATCTGGCACAATTAGCTTAACAAACAATTCGGCCACGCTGGGCAATGCCACAATTACTCTTGGCAGCACTACAACCAGCGTTGGCAACCTCACTGTGACCAATGTGACCATCACAGGTGCGGCGTTTGCTTACGTTGCTAAAACTGCGGCGTATACGGTTACGGCTACGGACTACACGGTAGCGGCAAATGCGAGCACGGGTGCTCTGTCTATTACGTTGCCTACTTCTGTGGGCATTACGGGCAAGGTTTATGTGGTTAAGAAGATGGACAGCACGGCGAATGTGGTCACTGTGGCTACGACATCCTCTCAAACCATTGATGGTGCCACCACGCGCGCTCTGAGTTTGCAATATGATGCTATATCGGTGCAGGCAGATGGTGCTAATTGGATTGTGATTGGCAACACGTTTGGGCGAAACGGTACAGCCGGGAGCTTCTAGTGGATTTTAGCACGCTGAGCATTGTCAAATTTGGGGACAAGGACAGCTTAGGCGAGTTCTTGTTCGTAAATGCTGCCCAGCACCAGACTTTCCGCGATACATTCTTCGATCAGGGCATTCAGGTGCCGGCATACCCGCTTGGTGACGCTGATATTGAGAATTTGGACGATTGGTTGCAGGCTCACCAGGTTGAACACCAGTCATTTGCGGGCCTTTTGGGGCTTCAAAACCCGTTTAATATGCTGGATGCGGACTGGAATAACGAAGAATCGTTCTATGATTGGCTTGCTACGCACCTCACTATCCATGAGCAAATAGCGGCTGCGTTGGGGCTAAGCTAATGCCGTCACAAGAGCAAACCACCAGCCAGATTTTGCGGGGCGGCCTAAACGCCGAAACAGGCTCCCCAAAAGAAACCGAAAAGGCATTAATTCACATCGGGGCTTTGGTGAAGGCTAAGGTTTTGACCATTTCTCGGATTGGGAACACGGTATTTACGAGTACGCGCATTACATCTGATGGGCGTTGGCTGCCTAAGACGGAATCGGAAATCCATATGTACACTGCGGAGGGCATGCAGGAGGTTATGCAGCGCTTGGCGGTGTTGCCTAACACGCTGCGCTCTATGGGCATCCAGAAGGCGTACACCTATGCGATGCAGCCTGCGGTGATGCGGGTTATTCAGAGCGGGTTACAGAGGGCGGGCTTGCAGCCTAACGTGACCACGCAGATGAAATACGTGAACGGCCAGATGGTGCCTGCCTACATCTTGGAGGTGGCGCTATAATGTCTGAATCAGGTGTTTATGAGACTGGTCAACTTCCTATTTTGCAAGGCGACGTTCCGCCTGAAATTATGCTGGGCACTGATTCTGATACTGGGCAACCAATTTTTGGCCCAGCGCCCAGTAGTTACGTTAATTATGTTAATGCTGAAAGAGCCGCAGGGCGACCTGCTTATGATTATAATAGCGCGCAATTTAGTCAGTCTCTAGCTGACCAAAGAGCGGCGCAGGATTTGGCATACGAGAGAAGCCCTGAGGGGCAGCGTATGCAGCAGTATCACCAGCAACGGGCGCTGGCGCGTAAGAGCGACAAGGGTACGTTTAACATCATCGCCGGCATCTTTGCTGCGGTGGCGGTGGTGTTGAGCGGTGGTACGCTGTTGGGTGCGTTTGGTTCGGCTGCTGCTGCGGCGGAAGGTGGCGCTGTTGCTGCTGGTGTTGGCGGATTGGAGGGTGCCGTTGCTGCGGGGGTGGCAGAGGGCGCTATTGAAGCGGGGGCGGCTACGGCGGCTGTGGCGGAAGCTGCGCCGGCTGTAGCGGCGGTAGAGACGGGCGTTAGTGCTGCCGCGGCTGGTGGTGCGGAGGTGGCGGGTGGTGCCGCTGCTGGTGGTGCTGCTGAGACTGCGGCTGGGTCTTCGGTGTTTTCGCAGATTATTGACGGCGCGACATCGGTTTATAACGCGGTTAGCGGCGCTGTTGAGAGCGTGGGCAACCTTGTTAACATTAGCGAACCGTTGACGGTTGCGGCAAAAGAAGCCGGCGTTGATCCTCTGCTTGCTAAGCTTGGTTCTACCACATTGGTGGGCGCGGGGCGTGGCTCGCTGACTTCCGCGCTTACGGGCAGTGATCCCGGCCTAGGCGCTTTGGGTGGCGCTGTTGGCGGGCTTGTGAGCGCGGGCGCAAAAGAGTTGCTGGGTGCTGCGGGGCTGGGCAAGGAAGGCTTTGAGGGCGGCTTAAAGGGCACGCTGTCTAGCGCGCTTGGAGGTGGTGCCAGCGGCGCGGCAAGGGCGGCGGCTAGTGGTGGCGATGTAGGCGCTGCGGCCTTGCGTGGCCTTGCTACAGGCGGCGCTAGTGGGTTTACCAACTACCTGTTGAGTGATGCGCTAGGCTTGGGTAGTGCTGCGGGTTCGCTTGGTGGTTCGCTGGCTAGTTCGTTGGTGGGCAATGCGCTTGCGCCTGATCCGTCAACTTCGTCGGTACGGTCTGGTGGTACAATCCGGGTGCCGCGGCCAACCACCCCAGGCCCAACCACACCAAGGCCAACTACCCCAAGCCCAACCACACCAGGCCCAACCACACCAAGCCCAAGCACGCCGGGGCCATCGGGCGGTCCAACTTTGACTCCTACTGCGTTGGGTGGGTTGTTGACTGTGGGTGATAGCGGTGGTTCTGGCTTTGCGGGCGGCGGCACAAATGTTGGTGGCGGCGGTACTGGCAGCACGGGCGGCGGCGACACGGGCTTTTACGGCACTAGCGGCGGAAGCGGGGCTGGTGTTGCCACGTCTGGCACGCCCACCACGATCAGCACCTCGGCGCTTGCTAGTTTGCTTTCATCGCCAAGTGATCCGGGTTATAGTTCGCCGCTTTCTGATAATACTGAACCCAATTCCTCTCAACCGTCTCCTTGGAATAGGTCTTCGCTAAGGACGACAGACCCATTAGGATCATCCTATGGCTAGATTGGCTCGCGCTTTAAATATTGATGCCTTGGCCGATGTTGATCTTCGGCAGTTGGCGAAGAAGGTGCGCGCTCAGGGGCGTGGCCGTGACACTGTGTTGGCGCACATCACGCCGGCAGAGGCAAAGCTGCTCAAGGCGCGCGGTGGGCGTGGCAGCATTAACCCCAAGACTGGGCTGCCTGAGTTTGAGGATGATTTTGACTTTAGCGGTGATTTTGGCGGCGGTGATAGCTTTTATACCGCGCCTACAATCGAATATTACGATGAACCTCAACAAGAATATACTGGCGATGGCGGCGAAGGCAACTTTGCAGTAGAAAGCAATGTTGGCGTTAACGCTGCTTTGCAACAAGGACAACAGCCTACTGAGGCGGCAGCGCCGGTTGCATCAAATGTAACGCAAGAAGGTCTAACCGCGTTTGCAGACCCCGGCAATTTAGGTTTGCCTGGCCCCGGCGCTGACCCCAATTCTGCGGAAGCCACTGCTGCTAGGGCCGAATTTGATACAAAGTATCCAGATGTTGCGTCAATTGCCAACGCTAACGAAGCGGCTGCTGCTAGAGCTGAGGCGGCAGGGCCTGAATCAAGCGGCGGTATATCTTCGTTGCTCAACAGCCTTGGTTTGGGCGGTACTGGGCTGTCGCGTCTGTTGGGCAACACCTCCAACGCTGATCTAGCAAGGTTGCTGGCGGCTGGTGGCGCGGGTGTGGTTGCTCGGAATAATTCTAACCAAGCACTAAACGACGCTAAAAACGCCGCAGATCAAATCCGTGATATAGCCAAAGACCCAGTTATAGCAGCCGACAAAGCTAAAGAGGATTTGAATAAAGTCGGTAATACTGGGATTGCCGCAGCAAACACGGCGCAAACCGGCATCCAAAATCTTGCCACCGATCAGCAAAAGAAAGTAGATGATGCGGTAGCTCAAATTCAGCGGCTTGCGGACACGGCCAACCTACGCGCGGTGGATATACAACAAGGTTTGGCTGCCATTGCGGCTAACACTGGGCTGCGTGCTGCGGACATCCAGGCTCAGTACAACAAGATTGCCAGTCCGTATCAGACCCAGGGCGCAGAATTGGCGCAGATGGGGCTTAGCGGCGGTCTGACACCGGCCATGGCGCAGGCTTTCCAAGCCGCAGAGGCACGCCTAGCGCAGCAGGGTATCGGGCGTGGTGGTGTAGCTGCGGCGCAGTCTGCAAACCAGCTTGAGGCGCTTCGTGCGCAGCTTCTGGGCGATGAATACAAGCAGGGCTTGGCTACGCAGCAGATTGGCGACCAGTACGCGCAACAGGGTATCAACGCCAGCACGGCGCAAGCCAACCTTGCTGACCAGCTTAGGAACCAGGCTTTGGTGGCCGGGCTTAACCAATACAACTACGCCAACACGCTAGGCACAAACGCTTTAACTACCGGATTGGCTGGCAGTGCCGCGGCTAACGCGCTTGCTTCATCGGCCATCAACACTGGTTTGACGGGCGCTAGGGAGGCCAATGCGCTTTCTGTGCAAGGCATCACGGCGGCGTTGCAAGCGGCGGGCATCAGAGATCAAAACTTGATAAAAGCCATTGAAGTCCAGCTTCAAGGTAATGATGCGGCGCGCGCGGCTATGCAGGGCTTGTTTACGCAGATTGGTGGTTTCTTGGGCGGCGGCACGGGCGGCGGGAACACGGCCACTACCACGGCAAGGAGTGCGTAAATGTCAGATGATATTGCCAGGTACGGGCGCAACGCACCTTTGTTGGCAGAGCGTGATGCTATTTTGGCATTGCCCCCAGAGGAACAAGGGCCGGCTTTGATAGCTTGGAGTCAGCGGCGGTCTGGTATGCCGTCATTGCCTGGCGGTACCCGTGAGCCTGGGCCGGACAGTGAAGGTGGGGCATGGACAGAAGGGTTGCCCCCGGCCTCGGGCGTTTATGCGGACACCACCAGAATTTTCCCGGTGCAGCGTTCAAGCAAGGTTGACGGCTCTTCCCAAAAGGAAGCAGGGGATTCAACCACGTCGGACGCCGGCCGTTCCACAAGCACCAGAGACGTGTTGAGGGGCATTACCGGCATGTCCCCCGGCCAAACTTCGTTGCTTGGCGGGCGGTTGGATTTGATAGACCGGGACGTGGCGCTTGCCAGGCGACAAGGTGAGATTGAGCAGTCTCAGCGCCGCACCATTGCGCAAGGCGAAGCGGACGCTTCTAGGGGCTTTGCGGAAAGTCAGCGGCGTAGTGCGCAGGAATTGGAGCGGCGTTTGCAGCCCATTCCTGAGTTTGTGGCTACCCGTGAGACTGCACGCGACATTGGTGCGCTTGCAAGCCTGCTGATGGTGGCTGGCGCTGCGCTGGGCGGTAAGGGTAAGCAGGGCGCGCTTATGGCCGTGCAATCTATGACCGGCATGATGGCTGGTTATCGACAAGGCCGGATGGACCTGTACCAGCGCGAACGGCAAAACTTTGAAACCGGGATGCGGCAAGTGCAGGCTCAGAACACGCAATTGCAGGAAGCGTTTACCCGTGCGCAGCGTTTGGCACAGACTGACCTTGAAGCGGCTAGGCAGCAATTTCAGGTAGAGGCTGTTAGGCTTGGCGCTACTTTGCCCAATATCTCGGCGGAGCGTGCGGGCTTGTCACAAGGCCAACAGATATTGCAACAAGCTGGAACGGCGTTGTCGCAAGCGGAGGCGCGTGCGGACGCTGAAAGAGCGCGAGTTCGGAACGGTCAGCCCATTGTTACTCCGGGCGAGCAACCCGGCACGTTTGTTTATGTACAGCGTGACGGTAAGCCTATCCTCAACCCACAAGGCCAGCCGTTGCAGGCACCGCCTCCCCGTAGCGCAGCGGGTGGGTCTAATGCAGTGCAGTTCCGTTATAACGCCGCCATAGCTGATGCCGCGGCTTCTGCATCAACGGACATTGGAAACCTTTTGTCCATGCCAGGCACGGCAACGCCGCCAGTTTTGCGCGATTACATCACTGACGCGACAAAGGGGGTAACGGGACAGTTGGCCGCTTTTATGGGGCAGAGTTTCACCAACACCGAAGAGCGCGCCACGCAACAGATTATGGCCGGTTTAACCCGAGCGATTACAAACATCCAAGCCGCGGGTCGTCCGGGTGGTGTAACTCGCGCCGCTTTGGAAGATTTTGCCCGTACAGCCCC